GGAATATCCCTCTTACTCTTGTCTATCTCTAGTTCTGTAACCATATCTATCCCTCTACTAATAACGCTACTATACACGCAAAAAAAGAGGTATGCAAGCATCTGCCTACATACCTCAAGCCCACAATCAATGGCAACTGCGGGGGAAACATAAATTTATTTGGGGGGGGCGAGATGTGGAGTGCACGCCTACACAGCCCTCTAGTCCCATCACTAGGTCAACAGAGCATGGCGAGAGAAGCATCAACATGCGCTCAGTCCCTTTACCCTTTTCACATGTGCTCAGGTGCACGTGCCAGGCATCAACATGTAATGACATGCCAGGCACACCCGTCCCTTTTATGATTTATAGGGGACGAGAAGTGCAAACCCCTCGTGCTTTCCAAGCGCTTGGCATTCGTCATGCAACATATATAAAATATTCGACACACAACACGACTCTCTTTTATATAAGTATAGTACATATTGAGAAAATATGCACTTAATACTTTATTCTACTAGGGTTTATATATTGAAAATAATCAAAATAATTGTCATCCTGCTATTGACATATCACGTTATAACCATATAATCACATACATGTTAAGCGATTAACATATTTCCTAACCTAACCGAAGGCAAACTATGACTATCACCAAAAAAGCTCTTAAGACTATCAATGCCGAACTCAACTCAATTTCTGTTGCTCATCTAATGCTTAACGATGCAGTTAAGGACAACAACAAGACTCTTATGCTCTTGTGGGCACAACATGGTTTGAAGGCCACTAAAAAATTGAATGAGTTTGGTATCAAACCTAACGCTGGTAATGGGGGTACATTCGAATATTACGTTGACAAGTACTCTCACCTTGAACTTGCTTAAATACCAGCTTCAAGCCCTTTCTGAGGGCTTGGAGATGTTATTTAACATCACTTTCCTAACCACACCGAAAGCATCACATGAAAACATTTAAAGTCTATTTTCGAGGAACTGGCAACTTTGAGATTATCCAAGCTCGAAGCCATAACCAAGCAAAGAGAATTATTGCAATTCGTAAGGGCTTGCTAAGCCTTGCTTATCTCCGTTCTGAAATCGTTTAAGGGGTTTAATATGAAATTCGCATTTATACCAAAGAGCAACTATTCAATCGGTGACATTATTACGGTGCACGGTGAAAAGATGAGAGTTGAGAGCTACACCCACACGGGTAAAAACGTGACTGTTCACACCTTAGAGGGTGCACCACGTTTTAAGCGCATAGTGTGTGTCTGTACTGATTCAAAGCCGATTGAAGCTATTTTAGCTTGATTGCCCTTTAAGCCCTTATATGAGGGCTTAGGGATGCAATTCGCATCATTCAACTATTGGAGTCCTACCATGCAAAAAATTACACGTTCACAATTAGACAATGCCGTTTTGTGGCTCAATAAGCTCACAGACTCACCAGAAGCATGTTACACAAGAGTATTTGATAAGTTGATTGCCAATGTCGGCAATTATCACGTAGCAAGTGCTTATGGGGGTTTTGCTTTACATCGCATGTCTAATGAGTCAGGCGGTATCCGTGACGTTTTCCAAGTGGGTTACGTGCCCATGAGAGAGCTTTACAATCTTATCCATGCTTTTAGAAAAGGCATTGAGATTGCAAGAGAAGAGGTGGCAGCATGAGAACCTACACCATTACTGAACAACAGTTGAGAGACATTGGCTTTGCTCTTACCTTAGCCGAATATTTTTGCCAAGACCGAGAGCCGTCTGAGCAACTTGATTTAGACAAAGACACTTATGAGAGAGCCGTAAAAGCCATTTTAGAGGTGCAAGCATGACAGATAACCGTACATATGAGATTGTCAATAAAGAGACTGGTAAAGTCATTGGAACTTATCCCACTTTTGAGGAAGCCTACAACGCTTATGAGAAATTAGGTTGGGAAATGACAGACTACGCCATAGGCTTAAAAAATGAGGTGACAGCATGATAAAAGAACAACTCCCCCAAGACCATAACCACACGCACATGCGCTACCCTAGAAGCCTCTGGGAGGCTTTCCAAGGTAAAGGAGACATGTACGTCAGCGAACCCTTGATATCGGAAGAGGACAAGCCCTTTGTCATTCAATTGGGGGTTATCGCTTTTGTGTCCGTGTTGGTGTTCCTGATATGGGGGTGAAACCCCTCACGCATTGGCAGCCTACCAGGTGTGAAGTCCTGGGGGTTTGCCAGTGGTCATGTGCTGAGTGTCCTGAAAAACCCCTCGCGCGTGGGGGGCTTGACAGTCCCCAATTGGTTTTGGTAGTATTGCCCCATGTTGCAGTCAGACGCAGCGAGAAGGCCATTTTAGAGACTCTCCCTCCCTGTTATCAGGGGTCTGACAGGGAGGGTTCCTAAAGTGGCCTTTTTGTTTTCTGAAACGCGATTACGGGGCCATGACCCAGCCCTTGAGAATGTAGGTTCGACAGACTCAGATAAACGTGTTGAATCCCGCTTGTATCTCCTGCTCACGCTCGGGGTAGTGAAAACGGGAAGGTGTGTAAAAGCCCCTAAACTAGATAAACGAGAGAACCGTCCCCAGTGGATAACCCTGTGGATAACTACCAGACATTTGGCTATGTCGGGTTAGTTAAGGCATGGCGAAAGTGAAAGGGAGAACATGCAAGTTTTAAATTTATTATTAAAAAGACGGGGAGTTCTTTATGAAGCCTATAGATTGTCTGGAGAGTCTCAGCACTTCTACAGATTACAGGAGGTCGAGTACCTTATCAGAAAATGTAAAGATGACCAAGACAGAGGCCCAGGTGCTTCTGGATTGGGTGAGAGGGGGCATGGACTTGCCCCAACATGTAGTGACACAGGCATTGTTGATAACGGGTGATATAAGCCCTCGGGCGCTGCGCTAGGGGCTACGCTTGAGGGCTAACTTAACATGGAGATAACAAGAATGACTAAAGAAGAAACATTGAAGTTGGCGCTTGAAACGTTGGAAGATGCGTGTGGCGAGTGTTGTAACGCTGAATACAACCCTTGCTTTCAGCGAAAAGCCATTACCGCAATAAAAAAAGCCTTGGCACAAGAGCAGGAGCCTGTGGCGTGGGAACAGTTTTATCCTGATATTGGTAAACCACAAATTGCTTTTAATGCCGAAGTAATTGGATATGTAGCACCACAACGCACATGGGTTGGACTGACAGAGGAGGACGACATTGATTGGGAAGACGGCGGCAACTTAAAAGATTTAGTCAAAGCCATTGAAGCCAAACTCAAGGAGAAGAACAAATGTACATAATGCCGCAACCACACAAGTGCATTAAATGTGAGTACGAGTTTATGTTCTCACCTCAAAATCATGCGATAGTGACAAGTGAGTTAGAACCCGTTTGTCCTAAATGTTGGGATGCTTTCCTTGCGACTATTGGAATTGGATACGGCACAACAATGTGGACAAAAGAAGGTAGTGCGTACGAACAGAAACTAAAGGAGAAGAACATTAGAGCAAGGGGACAAGAATGAATAACCCCCAATATATAAAGGATATTAAAGATTAAGTTGCACAGGCTAATCACCTAATGTAATAATTCACACATCTACTCAAGTAGATATTTCCTAACCATTGAAAGGCTCAATATGAAACTTTGTATTAACTGTGTGCATGCTGTTCTTCCAGAAGGACAACAAGCAAAATATACCCGTTGTGCGTATGGCAACGCTGTGTCTCTCGTGACAGGCGTGCCAGAAGTAGAAGAACTCTATTTCTGCCAGGTTCTCAGAAAAGCAACTGGAGAAGACAAGTGCGGTCAAGAAGGTAAATTCTTTGAGGAGAAACAAGCATGAACAAATACGAATATGTAACCATCAATATATCTCTTTCCAATGAAAAAGATGAAGAAGATTGCATCTATCAACAGGCTTTTGTACTCAACAACTTGAATGAAGTCAATCCTTTATGGCTTCCTAAAGTAATTGCATCATTGAATAACTTGGAGTTGAAAAATGTCTGACTTCACACCTGAAACACGTAATTCTGCTATTTGGTCTGGTGACTCCAGAAAGGTGGCAAATGGCAAAGCCAATGACGTTATCCTCACTAAACTGGGTATTATGCCAATCCCTGACCTCAGTGACATAGAAGCTGTCCAGATGGGGCATGTCATGGAGCCAGTCATTGGGAGACTTGCTCAAGAGAAGCTAAAGACTGAGCTGGTCAAGATAGAAGAATCCCTGACACACCCTAAAGAACCGTGGCTAAGGTCACACTTTGACTTCAGAGGGTCTCTGAATGGTAAGACTGTCCTAGTCGAGTGTAAGAACTACAACGCACAAGTGCGTAATAAGTTTGAGGGCACAAATATACCTGCTGCCGACATGGCACAGCTCGTCCACGAGGCTCTAGTCTACGGCACTGACACTATGTACTTGGCTATCCTCTTTGGAGGCCAAGAGTTCTGGCTACAAGAGTTCACCATTACTGAAGAGATGAAGTCAGAACTACTTTTGAAGATGGCTGAAGTCTGGGCACGTGTGAAAACAGGTGAACCACTACCTCCCGAATCTGTAGAACAATCCCGTCTACTCTTCCCCGTGTCCACAGAAGACCTTAAAACAGCCTCTAGGAGCGTAGAAGAGGCCTGTAGCACCCTGAGTGTCATCAAGGCTAACATAAAGGCTCTAGAAGCCCAAGAAGAGGCTCTACAGACCCTGATAACAGGCTATATGGGTGAAGCTGGTGGACTGGCTACTATAGACGGTAAGACGTTAGCTACGTGGAAGTCTGCCAAGGCTAGTGTTAAGTTTGATGCCAAGCTCTTTGAGAGTGCCATGCCTGACATTTATGAGCAGTTCAAGAGGCCAATACCAGGCTCTAGAAGGTTCCTACTGAAATGAAAGCATTTCCATTCTCACACAAGAACCCTACCAGTGGCTTAACAGTCGCTGAGGAGGGTATGGAATTACGGGACTACTTTGCTTGTCAAGCAATGCAAGGGATGCTCGTAGGAAACCAATACTTTGATGACCAGGTCATGGCTCAAGCAGCCTATCAACTGGCAGATGCAATGATAAAACAACGGGAGAATCAAGATGAATAACCTAGTACCTATTGGAGACATCCAGACAATGGCAGAGGTGGCTGCCAAGTCCAAGATGTTTGGATTTAAGAGCACTGAAGAAGCGATGGCTATCATGCTCCTGTGCCAAGCAGAGAACCTACACCCTGCTATTGCGATGAGAGACTTTCACGTTATACAGGGCAGACCAGCTCTCAAGGCTGACGCTATGTTAGCTAGGTTTCAGCAAGCTGGGGGGTCAGTCAAATGGGAGACGTACACAGATGAGCAAGTCACGGGAATATTTAGCCATCCACAAGGCGGGACTCTGGAGGTTTCGTGGCTACTCAGTAAAGCGAAACTCATTGGCATTGCGTCTAAAGATAATTGGAAGAACTATCCAAGAGCGATGCTCAGAGCACGGTGCATTTCCGAGGGTATCAGGGCAGTCTATCCAGGATGTGTCGTGGGTGTCTACACGCCTGAAGAGACAGAGAATTTTAGCCCTCCCAGACAAGACCAAGCTCCTCTACCACAGGCTCCAGTTACGCTCGTTAAAGAAGTGGCTAAAGATGAGTTTGAAGACGCAGACGGGGCATTCAAGCTAATGGTTCCCAACTCTGATAAACCCTACTCTACTCACCATACTTTGGAAGAGTGGACAGAGGGCTATGTCAGCATGGCAGTACGCATCAATACGTCAACTAAGTTTGACTTTGAGCAGAAACTAGAGAAGTTGGCACAGTTGTCAGAATGCAACACAGAGTTTGTGATGACTCTTAACTCTATCGACAAGGCCAAGATTAAGGCTGCCTTAGCAAGTGAGGGGGT